CAATGCTGATATGTTTACCGGTCATTTCACACCGGCCTACATGTATCATATCATCGACGAAGACGGTAACTCGTTACGTCAGAAAAGTATTGAGGCTCTGGAAAGGGAAGCAAGCCAATTATCATGGAGAGATCAGTATACCTTCTGGTCACAGAAACCAATCTTCGCTTCACAGGCATTTTTAATCAATACAGGAGGCTTTTTCGGTAAGGAGATAGTTCAGATGCTTAACGCGAGAAGAGCCTTTATATTGACACATACAGACGCTCAGGTCGAAGAAATAGGCAGGTTGGAATGGATAGATACTAAAAATCCTTACAAGGGAGTAAAATTCATCCAGGACCCGGAAGGTTGGTTTCATGTTTTTGAACATCCGGACAGGGATAAAGACGGTAACGTATATATCAATCTTTACAAGACTACAACCGACTCTTATGATCAGGATGAATCAACAACAGATTCAAGAGGGTCATGGCAATGCTGGAAAGGCTTTAACCGATTAAAACCGGACAGTACCAACAGGAAATATGTCGCCAGGATAACCGAGAGGCCAAAGACAGAAGAAGGAGGTAAAGAACGATTTTATGAGCACACAGCGATGGGGTGTGTCTATTATGGTTTTGCCATAAACTTGATTGAATGGAGTAAGATATTGATCATTGACTGGTATGTAAAACATGGTTTTGAAAACCTGTTAAAGGAAAGACCTGAGTTTGTCACTGCTTCAATGATTAAGAAGTCGAATGCTACGAACCGATATGGTATTGATCCGGTGACCAAACCATACTGGCTATCCATGTTAAAAGACGAACTCACATTAGAGTTCATTGACAAGATGGATGATGTATACCAGATTGAAAGGTTAGCCAAGTTCAGGTATGATCCTACCGGTAAAAAATACAATTGTGATACCACGATAACTTCTGCCTTATGTGTAGTCCTTGATAAGGATGAAATGGAAATGGAAGTCTTCAGTAAGGCAGAAGAAAAAATGGTAGAACAACCGATACATTATAAAACTGTGAATGGAAGACTCGTTGCGATTTAAACAAAAATACATTGGCTGCAACATTTGACATATCGACAAAGGAAGGAAGGCAAAACAAGTCTTTGTATATCCATGGACTTTGTGTTGGCTCGGATGCAAGTAAAAAGCACGATCTCGAATGCTGGGACATGTATAATGAACAGCATGATGATAGTGAATTTGACTATCTGAGAAAGACAAAAGACGGAGACATCGTATATGAGATGCCTGCACAGATCCGTAATATAGGCCGTCAGCGTCCCAAGATCAATAACCTTGTTTCACAACAACTGGACAGGCCGTTCATCTATTCCGTTTACACCATTGACAGGAAATCTCTCAAACAGAAATACGATGATATTTCAAAGAAGTGGATTGAAAAAATCTTTGATCGGATAAGTGAACGATATGTAAATACTACCCTTCAGATAATTGGTATTGATACCCAACTTCAGAAGATGGAGCAATATGCCAAGCAGGTTCAGCAGACTGATCCTGCCCAGGCAGAACAGATACAATCCATGATCCCTGTTTTATCGGTACAGTTAGGACAGGTAAAATCAAAACTACAGAGAGAACAGGTTTATTCAGAGAAGGAACTGAAGGAGATTGAACGGTATTTCGCCTATGACTATCGTACCCTTGAAGAAGAACTGGCACAGAAACTTAGTGTTTATCTCTATGACATCCTTGATATAAAAAACAAGTCTATCAGTAACTGGATATCACAGACTGTTACCGGGAAACAATATTACATGGTAGATTATATCCCTGGTGATAAGAATCCTGTTTTCAAGGACCTTAACGGCATGGGGGTATATTATCCTTCCATTAATTCCATACGATGGGTACAGGATGGTCCCTGGTGTGCTTATGAAGAATTATGGTCGGTAGAAGATACCTTAAAAGAATATGGGCGGTATCTGAAACAGACGCAGATTGATGAATTGAAAGCCGGTGTAAACCAGCAATCCATTGAAACAGGAAATTTCAAACCTACTCCCAGCGGTGGAGCTATCCTTATTAATGATGATAAGTCTCCGTATGGAGGGACGTTGATAAAAGATCACAGTAAACTTGTTCGTGTATTTAAATTATGGTACAAGGAAGATCGTACTATCCGTTCCAAGAAATCTCCTAATCCTTATAAGCCAGGGGAATATTTTACTCATTACATTGATGCCAATAAAAAGGTCATCAATGCGGGAGAATACAATTACCGTAATGGCAAATATATCTCCAAGACGGATAAGACTATTGAATACCCGAAAGGAGAAGTAGAACTTATCAATAGTGACAAGGGAGAATATATCAATGACCGGTATATCCTTGACCGTTATCATACTGTAATCCTTAATGGGAAACATATTCTTGACTTTGGTCTTGATCCTATCCAGCCACGGTCAATCGATGATTACTACAATGTCAAACTTCCGATAGTAGGAAAGACCTATTCCGCGATCACAGAAAAACCTTATAGCCTGTTATGGTCTACAAAAGACCTGCAGAAACTCTATAAGATCATTCATTATCACCGGGAGTTACTTCTTGCCATATCCGGGACAAAGGGCAATGTGATTGACAAGTCACAGAAGCCGAAGGGAATGTCCCAGAAAGAATGGGAGTATAACATGAAGTTGGGCCGGTTGTACATTGAGACTACCGACAATTTAGGGAGAAAGGTTAATAATTCGTTCAATCAATGGCCGAGTTATGATAATACCATGACCCAGAGCATCCAGTATCTTGATATTATTCTCGATAATATCGACAACGAGATCAGTGATACGATGGGGATTCCCCGTCAGCAGATGGGCAAGGTTGTCAATACCGATCAGGTAGGCACTTATGCCATGGCACAGCAGCAAGGGTTACTTACACTTCAGATCCTTCATTATGATCATGATCTGGTACTGGCAAAGGCCATGACCCAGTTAATGAACATTGCTGCCGCCTATTGTTATGAAGAAGATGAACTGTTAAACATTATGAATCCAAGCATAGGCCGTCAACTTATTAAACTTCCGGCTGGCTTGCTGAAGAATAAAACCTGGGATGTTGTTCTTTACAATTCAGATAAAGACAACAGGAGGTTGAATGAACTGAAACAGTTAGCTATCAAACAAAATGACAAGGGTATGTTACCCTTCTCGAGTCTTATCCAGGTATGGACAGAAGATACTCTGACGGCTTTACGGAATAAGATTGAATACTTCAATGAACAGGCTGAACAGATGCAGCAGATGGCAGCGCAGAATGATGAAGAATCAAAGATGCGACTTCTTGAAGCGCAGATGAAATTTAAGGCAGAGATGGACCAATGGGCACTTCAGCAGAAACAGCAGATTGAAGAAAAGAAACTTGCCATTGAAGAAGCCAGGGCCAAACAGGAGCAATTGCGGGATATGATGAACAATGAAAATCAGAGGTTACAGAGGGAGCAGGATGGTATGTTAAAGGGTGCTGAGATAGCAAGTGAAAATCAGATTGAGATGGGGTACCTGAAGAACCAGGATAAACATTCGACAATAGACCAGCAGTTGAAATCCATTGAGATGCAGTTGAATTATATCCTGCAGAACAAACAGTTGGCTATGGATACCGGGGATCGGGTAAATACACACATGGAAAATCTTCAAAAATTAGTAATAGAAAACAAGAAGACTGACGCTGCAAAGGCGAAAGCCAAAGAACATATAAAAGATTAAAGTTATGGCAACAGAACAGAATGAACATGGACAGGAGACTCCGGTAGAAGTTAATCCTGTAGCACTTGAAAAAGCCGCAAAAAGCGCTTTTGATGAAGGTGTAGAAATAGAAATGGATAAACTGGAAGGTAATGGCGGTTCCGGTGGTAATTCCGGTGGTGGGACTGGCGGTGAAGGTGATAAAGGAGGAGCCGGTGGAGCAGGGTCATATACTTTCAGTCCTATGTGGAATGATCTGGCTAAGAAACTTGGTACGGAAGAAAAGCCGTGGGATATACCGGCAAATGTGAAGGAAGGGAAATTTGATCCGGATAAGACGGAACTGGATGTTCTCATTGAGACTATCCATGCCAATACTGATTATTCACAATTACCGGAATTACAGAATCCTACTGTCAGGGAATATCTTGCTGCCAGTCAGCAGGAGGGTTTTGATGAAAAAGCCTGGTTTGCTGCCAAGGCGCAGGAGCAGAGCATACGTCAATTAAAGGGCGGTGACTTCATTAGAGCCTTCTACACGAAGTTTAAAGGGAAGAATGAAGAAAACCCTGACGGATACACAGAAGAGGATATAAACGCTTATATCGCGTCAAAAAACCGTATTGATCTGGACCGTGAAGCCGGGATGCTGATGAAGCAACTGGATGAATATGACAGGGCCATGTCGATGAAGGTTGTTACCGAAGGGCAGGAAAAAGCACGTATCCAATTTGAACAAGAAGAAAATCAAATACTACAGCGTATAAATACATTCATTGAGAAGAAGAAACCCACTTCGGAATTCTTTGGGATTGAGTTAAGCGAAGCTGAGAAAACTCAATTTGTAAAAGAGTTACCGGGGCTTTTCAAACGCGATCCGAAGACAGGATTAAGTGAATTCGACACGATCATGCAAAGCGAAGATACCATGCTCGAATTGGCTGCTCTTGTCTGGTTGAAAGATAAAGGTTTGAAAGGAAAGATTTCTGCACTCAAGGAGACTATTAAGGCTGAAATAGAGGGCAAATTAGGAACCGCACGGAGAGTAGATGGAGGACAACCCGGAGGTACGGGTGAAAATCCGGATGCCAGTGTTCTCAATGATTAGTGTGGTATAGGCAGAGAGCCTTTTGCACTCACTCCAAACAACGTAAAACTGAATAACTATGCGTTACTTACCAGGAGGTCCGACACAGCAATTCGCCAATGAGTCGATAGATTCATTGAAACTGCTTGACTTTGCTGTTGTCGAACCCGACCGTTTACCTACCGTATTCCAACTCTGGAAAGAACGGGAAACCGTATTATCCTCAATGCTTGGTATCAAAGGACTGAAAACAAAAGGTCTTTTTGATGGCTATGTAGGAGGGAACATGCGTGTTGTGAAATCTAACCATGTGCAGTATAAGATCAAAAGTGCCGATCAGCGTAAACTCCGTTTTAAGGCTGATTCAACCGGTGTTGTATGGTCATGTGCTGCTTATCCTACCAAACCTGGCTACAAACAGTCAATTGTAAATGTAAACTTTGATTCGAACTGGGCCGGTTACAAAGAGGAAATTGTTCTCGGTGATCGTAAAACACATCTATATATCCTTGATGAAACTCCTCCTATTGAAAACGGCGGTGTATTTTCTCATAAGGTAAAACTCGTTGCTAGTGAAAATGAAGAATATATCGATTCATCATTGATGGTGGAAGGTGCTGAAGCTGCCTGCGTAATGACCATGTACGAACATGACTGGTCGGAAACTGGTGTTGAAAAATACACTTTCGATGGATGGGGACATGCTTACATGACCCTGCAGCGTCTCAAATATTCGTATTCCGGTACTGCCGAAGCCATGGGCGCAAGCAAGGTGTGGACCGAACATTCTGGATTCCAGTCGTTCCTCACTTATGCTGAGAATGAAATGATGAAACGTGCCGCAAAGTATTTCGAATATGCTATTGTTAATGGCAAAGGTACTGTTGCTACTGATGGTAGTGTGTTGATGAAAGACCTTCGCGGGCGTGAGATCATGGCCGGAGATGGTATCCTGAACCAGAACGAAGGTGCATACGAATATCCGTACAACAGATGGACGTTGAAGTTCCTTGAAAGTCTGATGAAAGATGCCGATATCCGTGCCGATAAGGATGGGAAACTTGAACTGGTATTCATGACCTCTCGTGCCAATATGATCAACTTCAACCATATGATGATTGAAAATGGTTTCACGACCATGAACAACAATGTTGAAGGTTCTGGTGCCGAAAAGGGTGTGAATAACAACTATTCGTACTATGAAATGGGCAATGTCCGTATCATACCGAAAGTTTACTATCCGCAGGATGCTACCGACATGCCGGTCATTGACCTGCCTGATGGTTCTGCCCTGCATGAATGGGATGGTTTCTT